TCAGGGTCGCGCCCAGCGTGGTCGCCGCGGAGTGCGTCCCTTCGAAGCCCCACACCGCCTGGCCGTCGTTCGCGCGCGTCGGACCCCAGCGGCTCTCGAGCTCGGTGTCGACCGTCGTGCGGTTGGTCGAGTCGTTCCCCAGGCCGAACACGAAGAAGTCGAATTGCTGCTCGCCGATCGCCGCGAAGATCGCTTCGGTCGCGAAGTCCGGGTCGGTCGCGCCGGCCACGGTCTGCGTGATCGTCAGCGTCACGCCCGCCGGCAGCTTTTCGTCCTGCGCGTAGCTGTGCCGCACGTCGAGGTTGTCGCCGGTCACGCCCTTGTGCCGGTAGGTGAGATCGACGTTCACGCTCGTCGCGACGACCGCCGTCACGGGCAGGTCGAGGTCCGCGTTGACCGCCGCCGCGATCGCGGTCGCGATCGTCGCCGCGGTGTCGCCAGATGCGACGCTTGTGCGCACGCGCCGCCCGCCGATGTAGAGCGCGATCGTGCCCGCCGCGGTCGATGGTCCGGCGACCGCGACGCGCTTGACCGTCGCCGTGCCGCCGGCTTCCTCGTTCAGGCCCATCCCCCAGCACTCGACCGTCAGTCCCTGCGCGAAGAACGCGCGCGACATGTGGTGGAGCTGACTCGCGCGGCCGAAGTAGTCGAGCGCGTTGTCCGGGCTCGAGAGCTGCTTCAGCACCTTCTCGGCCACGCTGCCGGCCGTCGATCGGAACCCGATCAGCAGCACGCGGAACTTCTTGAGCGTCGGGCCCAGGCGCGACTTGGAGCTGTCGAACTCGATGCCGATGCCCGGCGTGCGGATGGTCGGCGGAAAGCTGGCGAAGGGAATCGTCACTTGAGGTCCTCCACGGGATCGCCCGCGCGGTGTTGGTCGTCGTCGTCGGCGACGAGCTCGAGGTCTCCGTCCTTCACGCGCCGCATCCAGTAGGTGCTCGCGGGAACCTCTCGGCCCTCCGCGGGCACCGGCTGTTTGGTTTCGGGGTCGCGCACGACGAACCCAGGTCGAGGTCGCACTCGCATGGGATGAGCCTACGTCGGGATGGTGCGCAGGTCCACGGCATCGATCTCGTCGTCCTGCCGCGGCTCGAGGTGCCACTCGGTGTGGACCTTCTCGAACTCGCCCAGCTCGCCGGGTTCGCCCTCGGGTGCGCGCACGAAGTACTGCGCCTCCCACAGCACGCGGGCAGCGCCGAGCTTCTTCTTGGCAGCGTCGAAATCGGTCTCCTCGCTGATCGGTTTACCGTCCGCGGCCGCGCCACGCAGGGTCGGGTACTTGAGCAGCACCGCCAGGACCTGATCGGCGATCGTGTCGACCTGCTCGTCGGCCGGTCCGCTCGCGCTTTCCTCGACGTAGATTTCGATCGCGACCTGCAGGCGCACGCGGTACTCGGGCCCGGCCGCGCTGAAGACCTCCCAATCGGCGCGCGCGGTGTAGACCTGGATCGCCGGCAGCCCTTCGCGCCAGACGGCGCGCGCGCGCGAGTCGCCCACGCGAGTGCCGGCGTCCGTCGCTCCGATCAGGAGCTTGACGATCGCTTTGCGGATCTCTTGGCGCTCGAGCGCCACGTCAGCTCTCCTCGAGCTCGAGGTCGACGCCGCCCTCGCCGTCGCGCGTCGCGGTCGCGACCGCGAACGTCCGCGCTCCCACCACCACCACGTCGCCCTCTCCCCAGCCGGCCGGAAGGTCCGCGATGCGCACGCCGAGCTTGGGTTGGATCGCCTGCGTCTCGACCGTCACGCCCTCGAGCGAGAGCAGCGCGTGGTCGTCGCGAAAAATGGCTCGGCCGGTGAGGTCCGTCGGAGCCCCACCGGCCTTGAGTGTGTAGCTGACCGCTTGCGACGTCGCGAAGGTCCGCGTCGCAGTCTTGAGCAGGTGGTCGGTCAGGCCATCCCAGCCCACGGGCTCACGCGACGTTGAGGTTGAGCTGGCCCGTGGTGTCGCCGCTCGCGGCCGCGGCGAACGCTCGGCCGCACAGCGTGTTGCCCGACGAGACGGTCGTGACCTTCTTCGCCGCGTCGTCCCAATAGAGCAGCGCGTTCTGGACCCAGGCCGTGCCCGTCGCCTTCGGGACGGTGTGCGCGCCGCTCAGGTCGCACGCGACGACGTCGCCGATCGCCCCGCTCGTGATCGGGATCACGAGTCGAACGCCGTTGAGGAACGGAGTCCCGCTCGTCGCGGCTGCGGCGAGCGTGACGTCTTGGATTTCACCAGAAGCTACGCGGGTCGTGGTCATCGTGTCCTCTTGCGATCGCTCAGTCGGTTGTGGGTTGGCGGGATCGGATCACGTGCCGGTCGATCGCACGAACGATCGGAAGTCGATCGCGGACGCCGCGCGCACCACGACCGCGCTGGTCTTGATGCCCTTGGTCTCGAAGCTCTGCTGGCTGTCGACGATCACGGATTCGTTGTCGTCGAGGCTCGCGAGCTCGATCACGTCCGCCTCGGCCGGGCTGGCGGTCATGTACCAGATCAGCGCGCTGGATGCGTCGAGCGTCGCGTCGCTCACGAGCGCGTCGATCGTGCCGCGGATCGGGTTCACGTTGCCGGGCTGATCGGCGACGATGTCGGTCAGGAACTTCCGCGCGTCGATCTCGAGCGCGGCCGGCACGACCAGGATCGCCGCGCGCAGGTTGAGGATCGGGCCCGCGCTCGAACTCGCCGGCGACGTGCCATCGGGCGCGCGCTGCAGGCGCATGAGCTTGCGCGCGTTGGCGAGCGAAGCCACCGAGAGCACGCCAGCGCCCGCGCCTCCGAACGCGTTGGCGTGGTTCGCGTGGAACAGCGCGGTCGCGTCCTCGTCCATCGTCTGGTTCCCGGTCAGGACCGCGTACACGAGCTGCGTCTCCTTGCGCCGCGCACTCGCGCCCCAACCGGCCGGGATGCGCGCCAGCGCATCGAGGTCGTCATTCACGGCCATCTCCCAGGTGTAGCTGAAGATGCGGCCGTACTTGAGCAGCTTGTACCCCTGCGCGGTGTCGACCACCTTGCCCTCGGTGATCTCTCCGCCCTCGGGCACGACGAGCAGGTCCGCGGTCGCGCCGAGCTGAGTGCGGCTGACCGGCTTGAAGTCGGCGACCGGCACGCGCCGCACGAAGGGCGCGAAGCTCTGCGGCGCTTCCTCGTACGCGCGACGCAGGGTCTTGCCCTGGACGTTGGCGAGGATCTTCGGCAGGTCCGAGGTGCTCATCGCGCGCCGGCACATCGACTGTTCGCTCATGCCGCGCGTCGATTGCCCCGACCGCTGCAGGCAGAACTCGGCCAGGCGCGGGATGCGCATGTAGCGGAATTCGTCGACGCCATCCGCCGGCTTGGCGATCTTGAAGCCCGCGCGCGTCATCAGTGCGTCGCTGACGCAATCGCGGAACTTCTCGGTGTCGCTCGTGCCGACCTGCGTCACGGAGCGCGTATCGCCCTCCGCGTCCTTCTCGGCCAGCTTCTCGAGCACGAACGCCCGCGCCTCGTCGATCGACTTGCCCGAGCTGATCAGCTCGAGCGCGATCGCGTCGGCCATCTTCGCTGCGCGAACAGCCTTGAGAATCGCGCCGCTGCGCGCGCGCTCGGCGTCCGTCGCTTCCTTCGCCGCTTGCTTGCGGACCTCGTCGGCCACGGGCTCGGTCACCTTGTCGTCGGTCTTGGCGGTCATGGTCGGCTCTGCTCCTCTGCGCACGAACGTGCACGGGTACTTCGTCGGTTCGTCGGCCGCGCGCACGCGCGCCTTGGGATCTGCCCCCATCGGAACCAGGCTCAGCTCGAACGGCTCCCAATCGGTGGCGCGCGTCACGGGCCGGCCCTTTTCGTCGAGCTCCTCGGTCTCCTCGATGCGGTGGATCCGATAGCCGACCGAGACGTTGCGGACGATGCCGTCCTTCACGTCGCCGATCAGGTCGCGCAGGTTCTCGCGCTTGGAGAACCGCACGAGCGCCCGGCCCTCGCCGGCCTTGTCGTCGATCCACGCCTTTTCCACGACGCCGATCTGCGCGTCGCGCACTCCGCCCCGGGTGCCGTGCGAATCGAGCAGCGGCGCTCCGTTGTTCAGGCGGTCCATGCGCACGCTCTTGCTGTCGACCACCAGCTCCTCGGCCCACTCGCGGCCGGTCCAGTAGTCGCTTCGCACGACGCGCGCGCCGGTAGTCCAGATCAGCTCGACCGTGCCGGCCTTCTCGTCGAAGCTCTCGGCTGCGACGCGCGCCTGCAGCATCGATGCGGGCAGCTCGAGCGTCGCGACCTCGCGCGTGCGGACCTCGACGACCAGCGGCTTGATCTCGGCCATGCGTGAAGTGTTGCCCCGCGAAGCGCCCGGCACAAGAGGCTAGACGCTGCCCGCGTCCGGCGGGTTGTTTTCGTTTCCGTCGTCGCCGCCCACCTTCGCGGCCGCGTTGCGCGCGTTCCGCGGGTCGCTCTCGACCGCGATCATCAACTTGTCGAGCCGCTCCTGATCGGCCTTGAACTCCGCGGCCCACTCGTCGGGGTTCCAGCCCTGCGCGCGCAGCTCTTCGCTATGCGTCGAGAGCCCGCCGCGGATCGCGACGATTGCCGCCTCGGTTTCCTTGCCCGGATCGAGCAGCCGGCGCGTGCGCGCGGTCCACGAGGCTCGCAGGTCTGCGAACTCCTCGAATCCGGCGACCACCGCGGCGTCGCGCCACCAGCGGAACATCGGCTCGCAGATGTGCGGGATCACGGTGTCGGCCCGCCAGGTCGCGGTCTCGGCCATGAACTCGAGCAGCCCGACGCGCGCGCTCGAGTAGTTGACCGTGCTGAGGTCGCCGGTCAGGACCTCGTACGGCATGCCCGCGCCCGCGGCGATCGCGCGGAGCGAGAACCTCGGGAACTCCTCCATACCCTCCACGCCCGGCGGGTTGATCAGCGTCAGCTTCTCGCCCTCGCGCAGGTAGCGCAGCATGCCCGGCTCGATTTCTTCGATCGGCTTGCCCGTCGCGCTCGTCAGACTGCTCTCCGGGTCCTCGAGGTTGCCGCTCTCGATCACGCCGCCGAAGCACGCCGCCAGGCGCGCGCGCACGAGTGTCGCGTCCCACCAGTCCGCCAGGTCGCGCGTCGCCGTCGCGGTCGGCGCTTGCCACGGAATCCCGCGGATCTGTTTCGCGCGGTCGACGCGGTAGCAGTGCGTCAGGCCCGCGGCCGGCACCGCGGTCTGATCCGTCGAGAAGCTGTCCGGGTCGCCAGGGTGCTCCTTGAACAGGTGGTAGGCCGTGCGCGCCCCGGTCGCGTCGAACTCGATCCCCATGCGGATCCGCGACGACGTGCCGCGCCTGATCTCGGTCTTGGTCTCGTCGAGGTGATCGCCCTCGAGCATGTCGAATTGGACCGGCACCAGGAGCCCGCGCTCTCCCGCCTTGCGCGCTCGCCGGCGCAGCAGGACCTCGCCCGATTCGATCATCTCGCGCACCATGAGCCGCTGCAGGCCGGCCATCGTGAGCCGGCCGTCGGCGTCGCAGGCCGTCGTTTCGAAGTGTTCCGCGAACACTTCCTGCGCGCGCTTGAGCACCGCGTCCTTGTCGTGCATCAGCGCGACCGCGACGCCCTCGCCCACGATGTTGCTCGTGAGCCGGCGCACCGCGGTTGCCGCCCACGGGTTGTTGCGCACGAGCTCGCGGCTGCGGTCGCGCAGCTTGTCGAGCGCGTAGAGGACCTCGGCGTTCGCGCTCGTGCCCGGAGCGTGCCATCCGGCGAACCTGGCCGAGCCCGAAGCTGCGTCGTAGCGGCGGATCGCGGTCTCGACCTGCGCCGCGCGCAGGCGGTCGATCTGCCGGCGCAAGTACCAGCGCGGCGAGATCGCGCGCGCGATCCGGTCCAGGCGGTTGCCCTTGTCCTTGGCCACGTCAGGTGCCCCGGTGCCCGACCCACACGCGCGTGCGCGGCTTGGTCGCGTTCGTGTCCAGGCCGAGCTCGGTGCGCAGCCAGTCGCGGATGCGGATCATCTCCTCGAGCGAGCGGTAGGTCTCCCGCCGGTCGGCGTACTGCACCGACAGCACGCCGCTGGCGATCGCCTTCTCGAGGTCTTGCAGGTCCGTCAGCGTCGGCGCAGCCATCCGCTCCCACCGCGGCCCCCGAGCCATCGACCGCGGGCCGGCGCGGGACCAGGCTCGCCCGCTCGCGGTGTCGGCGCGCGCGCCTGCGGATCGGCAGGTCTCGGCGTCGGCGCTGTAGAGCCTAGCGCAGCCGCGGCTTGGGACCAGTGCTCGTCGCCCCAGCGGTCGAGTCCGATGATCGCCGCGGCCGCTCGCGAGTAAACGAAGCAGTCGAGCGCCTCGTTCCGCTCGCGCACCTTTTCCCACACGTATCTGCGGTACCCGCGGACGATACGCACCACGACTTGCTCGGCGCAGAGCTGTCGAAACCACTCCTCGCCGTACTCCGGGAAGTGTACCCAGCCAGGCGGGAACCCTTCCTTGTCCGGGTCGGTCGGTTGCGGCATGCGCAGCCAGCCGTAGATCTGGCTCTTGATCTCGTCGACGCCCACGTTGTAGAGCGCGATCCCGCGGCGCAGCTTCTTGCCGGTCGAGCTCGAGACTTCGACCGCTTGCGGTTGGCTCACGAGCACCGCGGCTCCCTCGCGCCCCTTGATCGCGAACACGCGGTGCCGCGGCTGCCGGCGCACCCACGCGTAGACGTCCGCAGTCGCGAACCCGGTATCGATCGCCATCGCGCGGATCGAAAGGTCCGCGCCGTCCTCGTGCCGGTACGTCCACGCCAGCACGCGTTCGAGCTCGCGCCACACCGCGGGCTCGCGCGGCGTGCCCGGGATCACGCGGTAGTCGATCGACCAATTCTGCAGGCCCGCTCCCCAGGCTTTGACCTCGAGCTCGATCCGGTCCGCTTGAATGTCGACGCCGCAGGTCAGCACCAGCCCGCCGCGCGGCACGGTTCCGATCGCGTACTTCGCGCGCCGGTTGTAGAGGTTCTGCCACTCGGGCGCGTCGCCGCGCTCGCGCCACGGCTCGCCGAGCCGCTGGTTCACCCACACGCGCAGCTTGGTTTGGTCGTGCCGGGTCTGCAGGAACCCCTTGACGATCTCGCCCCACGAGGTCCAGCCGAGCGGGCTGTAGAGGCTCGAGATCGCGTACCCGCGGCGCTCGCCGCTGAGCTCCGGCCGGCGCGCGAGCCAGTGGCCGTTCGCGAGGAGGTATTGCTTCTCGTGCTCGAGGATCGTGCCGTTGCACGCCTGACACTTCACGCGCGCGGTCTCGGGCTTGCCTTCGTCCCACTCCATGAACTTGCGCGCCTCCGGGATCCACGTCGATCCCGGCGAGAACGCCAGCGGGCTCTCGTCGCCGCAGCGCGGGCACGGCACGAAGTAGAACCGCTGATCGGTGGTCTCGAACTCGGCGACGATGCGCGAGCGGCCCTCGATCGTCGGTGTGCTGATCTTGAGGTTCTTGCGCCGCCCGCCGAACGTCAGCGCCGCGCGCTCGGCGAGCCACACCGGATCGCCTTCCTCGCCGGCCTCGGGCGGGAACGCGTCGAGCTCGTCGAAGATCACCTTGCGCGCCGGGATCGAGCGCAGGCTGGCCGGACTGTTCGCGCCGGCGAGCATGATGAACCCGCCCGGGAACTCCTTGACCAGCGTGCTGTTCGATGCATCGCGCGAGCGCGGGTCGCGCACCTTGGCTCGCAAGGTCGGGCTGTCGGCGATCATCGGCGCGAGCCGCTGCCGGCTGTAGCGTTGCGCGACCTCGAGCGTCGGCAGCACGAGTAGCGTCGGTGCCGGCGCGTGGTCGATCGTGTAGCCGATCAGGTTGTTGCCGACCTCGGAGAACCCGAGCTGCGCGCCCTTGATCACGACGACCTCGCGCACGGGCGAGCGGTCGCTGAGGACCTCTTGAATCTCGCGCGTGTAGGGCACGCGATCGATGCGATACGGTCCGGGCTCGCCGGCAGCCTTGGCCGAGAGCTCGCGGCAGCGCTCGGCCCACTCCCACACGTGCAGCGCCGGATCCGGCGCGATCGCGCCCGACCACGCCGCCCGCACAACCTCCGCGCTGCGCGCGCGCTTTTCGGCTTCGGCGTCGATCACGCCGGCGCTCCGTCGCGGATCTCGTCGGAGAGCTTGGCGAGCGCGAGGTCGATCCCGCCCAGCAGCAGGAGCCGGACGCGGTGCGGATCGGTCTCGGCCGCGAGCTGCGCGGCGATGCGGTCGGGAATCCCGCGGATCGCGTCGCGCACCATGCGCGCCACGCGGTACTGCTCGGATCTCACGACGTCCGCGAGCACGACCTTCCCGCTCGCCTGCTCGAACTCGAGCTGTGCGAGCTTCGCCTGAAAGGTCAGGCGGATCGCCTGCGCTTGGCGGATGCGTTGCTGCAGCTCTTGACTCGCTCCATCGCGCGGGTCGCCCGGCCGCTGATCGCCGCCGGCGAAGCCAGCGTCGACCGGTCCCGCGGCGATCTCCGGCGCTCGCGATTGCGTGACGTCGGTGTTCTTGTCCCACTCGGCGTCCGCGGCCGCGGAGTCGATCTCGACCGTCGTGCGGTTGCCTTTGCGCGTGACGGTCACGCTATCGCGGATCCGCCCGGTGATGATCGCCTTGCGCACCGCGGTGTGCGTCCCGCCCGGCAGCCCGCGTTGCTTGCGCGAGCGAGAGTACTCGCGCAGGTTCACGTCGCCATGCGCGCTCGGGACACTTCGATGAACGTCCGGCCGTCACCATCGAGCGTCGCGTCGCGATTGGTCGCCGCCTGCCAGCGTCGCACCGCGACGTCGACGAACCGCGGCTCGAGCTCAAGCGCTCGCGCCCGCCGGCCGATGCGTTCGGCCGCGATGATCTGCGAGCCCGAACCGCAGAACGGCTCGAGCACGATGTCGTTCCACTCGGTGTGCAGTTCGGCCGGAATCTCGAAGAGTCGCACCGGCTTTTGAGTCGGGTGCTCGTTCCCGACGACGCGCGCGCGCCCTTCCCAATCGACCTCCCACGCGCTCGTTGCGCGGTCGCGCACCGGGCCCGGTCGCTGCCCCTTGCGCAGCGCGACCAGCGCGGGCTCGTGCGCCCACTGGAAGTAAGAGCGGCCGAAGGTCGCGCTCGGCTTGATCCACGCCACCGCGTCGACGAGCTCGAGCCCGGCCCGCTCGAGCGCGGCCGCGACCTCGGCGTGGCGCAGGTGCGCGTGCCAGAGGTAGACCATCGCCGCCGGCTTGAGCCGCGGCAGCACCGCGGCGAACGTACGGTCGAGCAGCGGTCCGAGCTCGCCCTTGTCCCAACCGGTGACCGCGGTCCAATCCTTCGAGCCCTCGGCGTTGCCGCCTTGGTAGCCGACGCAGTAGGGCGGGTCCGTCGCGAGCAGCGCGGCGAGGTCCTTGCCCATCAGCCGCTCGAGGTTCGCGGGTTGTGTGCTGTCGCCGCAGAGCAGCCGGTGATCGCCCAGGTGCCACAGGTCGCCGAGTTCGCTCGCCGGCCGCTCCGGGATCGGCACCACGACGTCGGGCTCGATGATCGCGTCCCATCCCGTCGCCGCCCGCTGCAGGAGCTTGGCGATCTCGTCGTCGGAGAACCCGGTCTCGAGCTCGGTCTGCGCCGCGGCCTGGAGCACCGCGAGCTCGATCCGCAGCGCGCGCGTGTTCCAGCGCGCGAGCTCGGCCAGCCGGTTGTCGGCGATCCGGTAGGCTCGCCGCTCCCGTTCGCTGAGGTGCCGGATCGGGATCACGGGCAGGTCGGCCAGGCCCAGCTCGAGCGCCGCCGAGAGCCTGGCGTGGCCGGCGATCAGCTCGCCCGATTCGGCGTCGACGAGCAGCGGGGTCGTGAATCCGTAGGCGCGGATCGACGCCTTGAGTCGCTCGAGCTGTTCGGGAGGATGATCCTTGGGGTTGTGCGCGTAACTGCGCACGCGGGTCGCCGGCCAGCGCTCGAGCTCGCCCACGATCGTCACGGGCTCAGCCACGGCGGCTCCCCTTGCGGCGGGCGCGTTGCAGCTTGGCGAAGGTCCGCCCGTCGCCGCGCAGGGTTGCCGCGCTCCCGGTCGCCGCTTGCCAGCGGCGGATGGTGAGGTCGACCATCCGCGGGTCGAGCTCCGCGCCCCGGGCCCGCCGGCGCGTCCGCTCGGCCGCAAGGAAGATCGTGCCGGTGCCGGCGAAGGGATCCGCTACCGGCTCGCCCCACGCGGTGTGCAGCTCGAGCGGGATCTCGAACAGCCGCACCGGCCGCTGCCCGGCGTGCCGCGGTGCGCTCGTGCCCGGGCTCAAGTCCCAGCCCTCGCGCCACACGGTTGTGCGCGGCGTCCCGTCGTGCTCCGGCTTCTCGCCGCGCCGCCAGCCGAAGCTCGCGACCTCGTGCCGCCGCGGTAGGTAGCCGATCGCCGCCGGCGCGGGTCGGAGCCACACGATCGCTTGGTGCAGCAGCAGCCCGTGCGCCTCGAACGCGGCCGCGGCCTCGGGTTGCAGTCTATGCGCGTGCCACAGGTAGGTCGGCGCGCGTGGTCGCAGCCGCGGCAGCACCGCCCCCAGCGCCGCCAGCGCCGCCGCGGCGAACGTCCCGCGCTCGTCGGGGTTGTCGGCGAGCGAACCCGGCGGGTCGGTCACGAGCACCGCCGCCGGCGCGTCGCCGAGCAGCTCCGCCCAGGTGTCGGCCGCGGTGCCGTCGCCGCACAGGAGCCGATGATCGCCGAGGTGCCAGATGTCGCCGGCACGGCTGGTCGCCTCGCGCTCGAGCTCGGGCACGTCGTCGACCGCCTGCAGCGTGCGCGTGCGCGCCGCGGGTTCCTCGAGCAGCCGCTGCAGCTCGAGGTTGGTCCATCCGAGCTCGGGCAGCTCGGGCAGCTCGGCCTGGAGTGCCGCCAGCTCGGCCCGCAGGCGCTCGTCGTTCCAGGTGGAGAGCTGCGCGATGCGGTTGTCGGCGATGCGCAGCGCGCGGCGCTCGTGCTCGTTCAGGCCGTGTAGCGGTATGACGGGCAGGACGGTCAGCCCGACGCGCCGTGCGGCGAGCAGCCGGCCGTGGCCGGCGATCAGCTCGCCGGTGTCGGCGTCGACGAGCAGCGGGTTGACGAACCCGTAGGTGCGGATCGATTCCTCGAGCCGGCCGAGCTGTTCGTCGTCGTGCTCGAGCGGGTTGTTCGCGTAGGGCAGCACGCGCTCGATCGGCCACTGCTCGAGCCGCTCCGCCTTGTGTGCGGTCAGCCGGCCGTCATGGGCAGCCACGGATCGCCCCCAGGACCGCCGCCGTGATCAGCCCGGCCCAGATCGCGTTGATCGCGACGCGGTGGAAGGTGGCCGGCTCCACCAGTCCGGGTCGGCCACGGCTCTCTCTGCGGCCCACGCTGGCGCGTGCGCAGGCTTCGCAGATCCGGCCGTGCGGCGCGCGAGGATCGAACAGCGCCCAACCTGGCGCGAGCGCGGCCCCGCAGCGTGCGCACGTCCCTTGCGCCCCGGTCATGTTCGGCTGGTTCATGCTCGACCCTCCCTGCCGGCCCCGGGTCCGGCTGGAAACCTCGCCGGTGGAAACCCGGTTTCCATCGCCCAGCCTAGCGTTTTACGGCCGTTCGCGTCACC